TCAGCAATAAGTTTGTGAATTGCTTGCCAAATGATGCCTTGGTGAAAATCTCTATCCCAAGTGACCAAGCCTTGCTTGATGCATTGCTTACAGCCAACTTGGTTATTGAGGAACTTGTCAAAGGTTCCTGTGATCTTGCCATGAAAAGCACATTGGATTTCATAGGTTTCTTGCAGTTGGTCACCAAACTCTGCTTTGAGCCTGTTGATCATCTGTTCTTTGGTTTCTTCTATCATTTTATCTCCTGCAATAATTTTTGTTGAACTCTCTGCATACCCTTAAGCTCTCTACGAGCAATTTTTATATCAGTCTCATTAACACTTTTGTTAACTTCTGTATCATCATCAGTGTTATATAATTCTCTATTATCAATAAAGAACTGTAGGTTGCTTTCATAGTCACAGATTGAATATTCCAAAGCCATTCTTAGTGACTCCAGTTCAAGTTTAGTAAGTTTCATTGTTGCACCTCTCTAATTTTGTAAGTGCAAGCAACATCAGATACAACACCATTTCCCAAATGCTCCATGCCATATAGATTAGGCTCTACTGAACATTGAATAATGTCTCTGACACCATTTTCTCTGAGATGCTTTTCAGCATCTTTTTTGTATTTATAGGTAGCAACTATCACATTCTTTTTAGTGTGATAATCGTACTCGTAAACATCATATTCTTTTTTCATTTATCTACTCCTTTTATGTTTAGATATGTTAATAATAACACTTATTAATATATATGCAAGTATTATTTTTGTAAATTAACAAGAGCAGAGAGAAAAATTATCTCTCTGTCTTTTTGTGTTTGTTTGTTTAGCTTGTAAACAAGGCTGTTAAGTTCTTTTGAAAATAAAAGAAACTCTCTGTCACTCTCACCCACCCAACCAGCTTTAATAAGTCTGTTGACTTTGTAATTCTCTTGTTTGAGTTCAAGTGCTTTTTTGTCAAGAACCTTTTGATAAAGTTCTTTAAACATAGGCTTTTGTATGATGGCTTCAAAGCCTTGTCTATACTGCCTTGCTCTTTTTAGGTTATCTTCTGTCATTTATCTACTCCTTTTATGTTGTGTAAGCATTGTCACTTACACTATCTATAATAAGGGCATAAGTGTGAATGTCAACACTTATATAGAAAAAAGTGTAATTATTTTTTTTGAAATTTTTTTATGAGTGCTTCAGCCTTTTTGTTGGCTAGATCAGAAAGTTACCAAGCCAAGTAGATGGATTCAAGATTGGTTTTGGTTTTCATTGGCTTTTTTGAAAGTAATCCTAATGGCATATTTTCTTACTATGGCAAAAATGGTAAAGACAAAAGTTTGGGCAATGGAGGTAGCCAAGACTGATGCATCAAAATAATTGCAAATATTCAGGACTGTTAGTGATATTGGGAAAGCCAGCAAGAAGCCAACTCCTACATCACTCATGGTTTCCTTCAATGCATGTCTATCTATCTTCATAATTGCATTATACATATTTATATTGGAATTAACACTTATCTTCAAAATTGATTACTGAATTTTTGTAACTCAGTTGCAACTGCACTTGCACAGGCACCTAGCTATATAGGGGTGTAGGGGTCAAAGTTTTGCGATTTTTTGACCTTTTTTTGCCAAACCCAAGGAGTCCCTTACCTATAGGCTTCTCAGAGCCTTGTGCAGGCTGTTTTAATGCTTATGTTAGCAGTGCTTGAGCAATGTTTGTCTTTGCAACCATAAAAGCTGTAGCTTTCCAGTAGAAAAAAGTGTTGTAAGTCACTGATTTAAGGTGTTTTTTTGATTTTTTGCCCTTTTTTGGTGTTTGAGAGAGAAAAAAGGCTCTCTCTTTGTTTCACAGGTATATTTAATTGTTTGACTTAGTTTTAAATATCATCAGGTTCAGCATCAATGATGTTGCCACCAAAGATAGAGGTGAGTTGCTCTTCTATATCCTTGGCTGATAGATTATGCAAGTTAGCATTGATGTTTAGATTCTCACTCTTCTTGATCTTTAACCCAGCCAACTCATTGAGTTCTCTTAATGCTGACACACTTGCATTGAACTGTCCTTTTTTGTAAGCCTCTTCACTTACCTTCCATAACATCTTGGCTGTCTTTTCAGGAGTAATTGCATACTTATGTGCAAGCTCATCTCTTCTAACCTTGATAGCTTTAACCACATTAGGAAAGTCCTTGCCATTTAAGAATTTAGAAGCGGCTTGTGCTGGGAACTCAAACCCTGCTCTTCTTGCGGCTTCTGTTTGTGTGCAACTGTCATTCACATAATGCCAAACAAATGCTGTCTGCATTTCAGTCAGGTTATATTCTGCATCGGGAATAAAAGCCATTGGCTTATCAGTGAATGATGAGCTTGGTGCTTTTTTTCTTGGTCTGCCTTTCTTTGGTGTTTCTTCTTTCATATTATTTTAGGGTAGAGGGTGTGGTGTACAGGTTCCTATAACTTATAACTTACATACTATAATCCATACTAATATATATACCTACCTACTATTACTATATATATATCTTTATATATAAAGGGTATACTATACCCTAAATAGCCAACAAACCCTATATTATCAATACTTTCAAGGAAGGGCATTGCTAAGGGGACTGCTCTCCATTGCATCACCCTTACTCTCATAAAATTACAAAGTTTGCTCATTATAGATACCCTACCCTACCCTTAAAAGAGTTGCCTCTGTCTTTCAACAGCATCAATGTCTTTACATTCATAATTCACATTCATTCCTTTGGGGTATGGTACAAGCTCCCATTTCATATCTTTTATTAACTTTTGCCTTTGTCTTTTGCCTGCATGAATAAAAATATACCTAAGTGTTGGTTTGATCTTCTCTTTGCTTACAACCTTACCTTTCTTATCAATGCCTCTATGTATGTCAAAAGTAGAACCATCTTCAAAGGTATATCTATATTTGGTGTTGCTCTCTCCTGTATAGAGCCAGTTAGTTGCCTGATAAACATAACCATGGTGATTATAATTGCTATCAGCATATGACACCAATGCCATAGGTCTTGGCAACATCTTGATGGCTCTTGTAATAAAGTAGCTGGCTGTGTTCTTAGGCATGGTTGAGTTTATAACCAGCCTGTTTAGTTCTAATGTTGTAATCCTTGCTTCATGAAACAAACATTCACCATTGTTATAAGATTTATTGGGTGGATAACCAAAGGTGATAACACCCTCTAGCTTATTGTTTGCATCCATGATGCCAAAAGCATATGTAATGATGCACAGCCTACCTGCATAATGCTTTTCGAGTAGCCACTCATGACATACTTCTTTCTTTATCTGATCAACCTTGTAATCATACAGGTCTACTGCCATCAAAACTCCAATGTCTCTTCTTCTATGTCCACATTGATTAGGCTCACATCATAGAGCTTCTTGCCATTGCTCTTTCTAGGCATGATGCCTCTATCAGTCAGCACCCTTGATGCATCTTTAAAATCAATGTTCCTTGGGTTTCTGATACCCATGGCTCTTAATAGTTGTGTGAGTTGCCAGCCTTTCTTCTCTGAGTCCAAGGCATCAAACTCCACATGATGCAAGAGCAAGTCCTCTACTGCACCCTGTGTCCTGAAACCTTCATTGGACTCTTGCAACATGTCTCTCTCCTCTTTGTTGAGGTACCAATTCTTTTCACCAGCCTTGTAATACTTTTGCTTAACCTCTTGCCACATCTGTTGCATGTCTATCTTGTGATGTGGGTTGATGTCTTTAACCTTGATGCACCAAAACCGCCTATTGCCACTGCCATCCATCAAGAACTCAGGCTCATTGACTGAAGCAAAGAACACTGTCCTTCTTTGATAGTTGGTGAAGCTACGATCATAGGGTAGCCTCATCTCATCAGACCTTGCAGTAATAAATGCTTTGAGTTGATTGATGTCTGCCTTCTTAAAGGTAGCCTCTAGTTCTCCTAGCTCCACAATCCAATGGCTCACACACTTCTTGACACTATCTTTGTCTTTGGGGTCAAGAGTTGCACCTTCTAGCAACCAGCCTCGATTGAAGTCAGCTAGACGCTTAAACCACAATGTCTTTCCTGTACCTTGCTTGCCTTGTAAAACCAAGCATCCCTCAAGACTGACACCATCAGGCTCATACACACATGCCACACATGAGAGCAACCATTTCTTCATGAGCATGTGCTTAAGCTCTTCATCTACACTGGTGATGGAGTTGCAAAAGTCTGTGATTCTCTCTGTACCATCCCATTCTTTAGAGTCTATCCAATCTGCAACTGGGTTGTGTTCTTTGGAAATAATTTTAACTGCATCTCTTAATCTTT